AACTACGCTGAGCAGAAGACTGTGAACAACGCCATCATGACCCTCGGAGAGAGGGAGGCTGCCAAGGTCGGCAAGCACTTCTCCAAGGAGGGAGTCGAGGCAATCTTCGAGGAGGGTGCAGCCAACGTCCAGAGGCTGAAGATCGGACTTGAGGAGTTCGCCAAGAGATGCTTCGTCTCCTACACCGGAAGCCTTGAGCAGTGGTTCACCGATGCCGAGCCTGTTGCGGATGTGCCGACTGTCGAGGATGCCACTGCGACTCTGACTCCTTTCGTGGATGCCATGAGGGATGTCATCATGTCCGAGGTCGAGGCGAGGCTCAAGAGCCTCAAGCCCAAGACTGAGACCCTTGAGGTCATCGTGAACGGTCAGAAGCACGCTGTAAGCGGTCTTAGGCACAAGGAGTTCGAGACCGTCCTTGCCTATGTAGCCAACGATGAGCCTGTCTACCTCTATGGTCGTGCCGGAACTGGAAAGAACCATCTGTGCAAGCAGATTGCCGATGCTCTCGGACTCGGCTTCTACTTCGCCAATGCCGTCACACAGGAGCATATCCTCATGGGATTCATCGATGCGATGGGGAACTACCACGAGACGGAGTTCTACAAGGCTTTCACCAAGGGAGGTCTGTTCATGCTGGACGAGATGGATGCCTCCATCCCCGAAGTCCTCATCCTCCTCAACTCCGCCATCGCCAACAGGTATGCGGTCTTTCCCATCGGCAAGGTCGAGGCTCATCCCGACTTCCGTGTGGTGGCAGCCGGGAACACCACCGGAACTGGTGCGACCTACGAGTACAACGGACGTTCCCAACTCGATGCAGCCAGCCTCGACAGGTTCGCAATGGTCGAGATCGACTACGACCAGCGTGTCGAGATGAGCATGGCTGGAGACGATAAGGAACTCGTGGCTTTCGTCCACGATCTCAGAAAGCAGTCCGAGGCAGTCGGCAGAACCGTCACCGTGACCTACAGAGGCATCCAGAGGGTAGCCAAGATGGTGGCAGTCCTCGGAGTCTCCAAGGCTCTCAGCACCGGCATCGTCAAGGGCATGGACGAGGCTGACATCAGAGCCATCTCCGAGAGGATGACCAAGGGAGGTCAGTATCTGGAGGCTTTCAAGGGTCTGGCTTGAGAGGATTGGGTCGCAAGACCCTCCTCTCGGATATGATCCCACCATGTAATACAAAATATTATATATGGCGCACATATTACAGAACAATCAGAGGTAACAGGCATGAGAGCCATCGACATCAAGCAGAACAGAGTCAGATACCACGGAGAGATTTTCCAGTCTCCCATCGAGGCAATCGATGTGGTGAGCAGCCGTAGGATGCTCCACGACCACGAGGACTCCCTCAACTACATCGATGAGGAAGAGTGGACTGGATACGTCAGCGGAGAGGACTTCCAGAGGGATTACCGTGCATCCAAGTGCGATCTCGATGCGGTCAAGACCGTGGAGGTCGGAATCCGCACCACCGAGACCAAGGAGAGGAAGCGCATCCAGTTCTACAACGATGTGTGCGGTTTCCAGCCCATCGTTCCCTTGGCTCTGATGGGAGTTCCCACGAGCATGAGGAATCAGCGCACGGTCAAGCAGAAGTCCAAGATTGTGGACATCGTGGTGGACTGCACCGCATCGTGCTACGTCAAGGCTGAGCAGATGGCAAAGGCTTCCGTCTCCATCGTCTCCGAGATAATGGCTCTTGAGCAACAGGGATACAGGGTCAACCTCATGGCTGGCTTCGTCTCGTGCCAGTCTCAGCAGTGCGATTTCATCCTCGTCAAGATAAAGGACTCCTCGCAGCCCATCAACCTGTCGAGGATGCTCTATCCGTTCTCCACGGCTTCTTTCGTGCGTAGGCTCGGATTCGCATGGTACGAGCGCACCGAGGGAGTGGACTTCGAGTTCGGCTACGGAAGACCCATCAAGTACATGACGGACTCTTACAGGCAGAGGCTCAAGGATGCCATCGGCAAGCAGACCATCCTCATCGCAGTCTCCGACATCGTCCAGAAGTCGGAGGACGAGGTCAAGGCTCTCATCAAGGATGCGGTCATATGAGGATATCCTATAGCAGAGTGTCCATCTGGACTCAGTGTCCGAGGAGATTCAAGTTAAGGTACATCGATGATGCGGAGAGGGAGGTCGATTCCGACCCCACTGCTCCTCTCATCACAGGCACGCTGCTCCACAGAGCCGTGGAGACGGACATCGATACGGCTGCGAGGGAGTATTACGAGAAACTTCCGGTGGCATCGGACGAGAGCGAGAACGAGATCATCAAGGTCGAGGTCTTGGCTGAGACCGTCAAGCGGATGCTTCCTGTGGGGAGATCGGAGGTCGAGGTTTCGGACGGAGACTTCATCGGCTACATCGACAGGCTTGGTGATGACGGCTCGATTTGGGATTTGAAATACTCCGACCATCCGGAGAGGTACGATGGAGAGCAACTACAGGTCTATGCTCGCCATCTGGAGGCATCCACAGGCATCAAGGCAACGTCCTTGCACTACCTTGTCGTGCCTCGGATACACATTAGGCTCAAGAAAAGCGAAACTCTCGATGAGTTCAGACAGAGATTGAGGTCGCTGGCGAGGGAGGTCTACCCCATCGTCATCGATGTCGAAAGGGATGAAAGCGCAGTAGACAGATTCGAACAGAGATGCGAGCAGATACTCGCTGATGACCAATACCCAAAGCACCAATCAGAACTCTGTAAATGGTGCGAATTCAAACAGATTTGTCTATTGGACGGTGAGAATATGCAGTTACCGGAAAACAAGCGGAGAGACACTACGGCAGTGTCTAAAAAGAAAATCTGGCTGTACGGTGCGCCATTCAGCGGAAAGACGTACCTCGCAGACAAGTTCCCCAACGTGCTGATGCTCAACACGGACGGCAACATCGGGTTTGTCGGTGCGCCATACGTGGCGATACACGATGAAGTGACCATGAACGGCAGAATCGCATCGAGGAAACTCGCATGGGATGTATTCAAGGAAGCCATCGAGGAGTTGGAGAAGAAGCAGAACAGTTACGAGACCATCGTGGTCGATCTCCTCGAAGACCTCTACGAGTCGTGCCGTCTCTGGTCTTATGCCAAGTTGGGCATCGAGCATGAGAGCGACAACTCTTTCAAAGCATATGACTTCGTTCGCACGCAATTCCTCTCGACCATCAAGAGGCTCATCAACCTCGACTATGCCAACATAGTCCTCATCAGCCAAGAGGATATGTCGAGAGACATCACCAAGCGGTCTGGAGACAAAGTGACCACCATCAGACCCAACCTCCAAGAGCGTGTGGCTGTCAAGGTCGCTGGAATGGTGGACATTGTCGGGAGGCTCGTGGTCGAGGACGGAGAGCGTGCGATCATGCTCAAGCCGTCCGAAGTGGTCTTCGGTGGCGGAAGAATCCCCATCAAGAACGCCAAGATAAACGCAACTTATGAGGCTATCTGCAGCCTCTACGAGAGGAAGTGATGCACATGGATTTCGCAAAATTCGACCAGATGATTGACCTCGATGCGCTGAGGCACGACATCGACAAGGCTGCCTCCGGCAGCGGAGAATACGAGGAGATACCTCTCGGACAGTACGAGGTAAGAGTGGAGAGGCTCGAACTCAAGGAGTCCAAGTCCGGCAAGCCGATGGTGAGCGCATGGTTCAAGGTCATCGCTGGAGACTACGAGGGGAACATGATCTTCATGAACCAAGTCATCGTCAAGCCGTTCCAGATTCATCTCATGAACCAGTTTCTGAGGTCTCTCAAGACCCCGGTGACGGTGGATTTCGTGTCCTATTCCGACTATGCGGAGGTCATCGGAAACGTCTTCGGTGTTGCTCAGACCAAGGAGTATGCGCTGGACTACGGAGAGCGCAACGGCTTCAAGACGTTCACCATCATCGAAGTCTTCGAGTAAACCCTTTCCCCAAACCTCTTACCTTTGGATATGATACTATGATATGCTTCGATTTCGAGGTCTTCCGTCACGACTGGCTCGTGGTCATCATAGACGAGCATGGTCGTGAGACGGTCATCGTCAACGATGCCGACAGATTGAGAGAGTTCCATAAGAGCCACATCGATGACATATGGCTCGGCTACAACTCCAGAAACTACGACCAGTGGATACTCAAGGGTCTCGTGGCTGGCTTCTCCGCTTGGGATATCAACGACTGGATAATCAACCGTCAGAGGTCTGGATGGGAGTTCTCGGACGTTCTGAAACGGATACCTCTCAACACTTACGATGTCTTCACAGGATTCCACGGACTCAAGACTCTGGAGGCTTTCATGGGTCACGACATCCGTGAGACCAGCGTGCCTTTCGACATCGACAGACCGCTGACCTCCGAGGAGATCGAAAGCACCATCGGATACTGCCGTCACGATGTCGAGGAGACCATAGAGGTCTTTCTGAGGAGAGCAGACGATTTCAAGGCTCACATCGAACTCCTCAAGTCGTTCCGGCTGCCGATAAGCCTCGTGTCCAAGACCAAGGCTCAACTCATCGCCAAGATTCTGGAGGCGAGACCCACGACCTACCATGACGAGTTCGACCTCATCATCCCCGACACGCTGATTCTCGAAAGGTATTCCAACGTCCTCGACTGGTACATGAAGCCGTCTAACAGGTCTTACGACAAGAGGCTGGAGACCAGAATCTCCGGTGTGCCTCACGTGTTCGCTTGGGGAGGAGTCCACGGTGCTATCGACAGATTCCATGCCAAGGGCAGATTCCTCATGATAGATGTGGCATCCCTGTATCCGAGCCTCATGATACGGTACAATCTGCTGTCGAGGACTGTGAAAGAGGCATCGAGATACAGGGAGATATACGAGACCAACCTTGCGATGAAGCGCACGCACGACTCTCGGAGACCGGCATACAAACTCGTATGTAACACCACTTACGGATGCATGAAAGACCCTTACAATCCTCTCTACGACCCACGGATGGCTAACTGCGTGTGCGTAGCCGGACAACTCTTGCTCCTCGACCTCATGGAGAAGTTGGAGGGCTGCTGCCGTCTCATACAGTCCAACACGGACGGTCTGCTCGTCCAAGTGGAGGACGATCTCTCCGAGACTCTGCTCCGTGGCACGGTGCTGGAATGGGAACAGAGGACTGGACTCCACATGGAGTACACGGAATTCATGGAGGTCTGGCAGAAAGATGTCAACAACTATCTCGCAATCGAGCCGAACGGTCATGTCAAGTCCAAGGGCGCATACGTCAAGAGGCTCAACGACCTCGACAACGACCTCCCCATCGTGAATCTGGCTCTGAGGGAGTACATGACCCACGGAACTCCGGTTGATAAGACTATAGTCTCCTGTGATGACCTCATGCAGTTCCAGAAAATCGTCCATGTCTCGTCCAAGTATCGCTATGCGGTCTGGAACGGCATCAAGCAGACGGACAGGACGTTCAGAGTCTTCGCATCCGTCCGTGGCGGAGGGCAGATTTCCAAAGTCAAGACCACGAGGAGGGAGAAGTTCGCCAATACCCCGGACAGATGCTTCATCGTCAACGAGGATGTCACGGATGCCAAGGTCGATGACAGGCTGGACAAAAGATGGTATATCAGACTTGCTCAGTCAAGGCTAAAGGAGTTCGGAGCATGAAAGCGTACAGAGGGGATGTCATCTACACGCACGACCACAGAGACGAGCCTACAAGCGTGTATCTGGCTCATCTGCGCAAGAAACGTCCTCTGGTCGTGGTGTCCAACGACAGAGGAAACGAAAGTAGCACTATAGTCTTAGCCGTGCCGATGACATCGCACATCAAAGCCATGCATCTGCCGACACATTGCATCGTCTCGTACCACGACTCGATGGTCATGTGCGAGCAGATTTACACCATCGACCAGTCCGACATCGAGTCCGTGGTCTACAGTATGAGCCGTACCGATATGGATAAGATAGACAGATGCCTTTCCGCATCCTTGGGGATGTGGCTATGATCTACCGTGGATACGTTTCGACAACCAACAAGAGATGCACGATGCCTTTCAAGGGTCGCACCGACTTGCTCACGCTGGAACAGGCTCAAAAACTCACCGAGTATGCCGGAGTCCTCGCAGACGGCATCGTTCTGGTCGATTTCGATGACCCCAAGATGGGAGAGATCGCACTGAGGATGGTCGAAGCGACAGGATTGGGCTGCCGTGTCTATCGGACAACGAGAGGAGTCCATATAGTGTGCAGAGCCACGAAGCACTACCAGTCGTGCGGAACTGCGGTCATGCTGGCTTGCGGAATGACGGCAGACATCAAACTCGGCTCTAAGAACTCCTACGAGGTCTTGAAGATGAACGGAGTCGAGCGTGAGGTCATCATCGACAGGGAGTTGGACGATGCTCCTCCTTGGCTCTATCCGTGCCATGCCGACAGGATTCTGTGCGGTCTCGGAGACGGAGACGGACGTAACGATGCCCTCTATCGCCACATCATCGACCTCACCAGAGCCGGGCTGACCAAGGAGGAGACGAGGAGCGTGCTGGAACTCATCAACAAGCACGTTTTCGATGCGCCTCTGCCCAAGAGGGAGTTGGACACCGTCATGCGTGACGATGCTTTCACCGTAGCACCGTCATTCTTCAACGGCAGAACGTTCCTCCATGCCGATTTCGGTGACTATCTGATGAACCAGTACGGAATCGTGAGGATTGACGGTCTGCTCCACATCTACTCCAAGGGAGTCTACGAGGTCGGCTACAGAGCCATAGAGGAGGCTATGGTGGGAGAGATCAAAGGTCTCACCGCACAGAGGAGAACCGAGGTCATGAAGTATCTCGAACTGACCGCACCGATGGTCGAGAGAGCCGATGCTCGCTTCATCGCTTTCGATGACCTCGTCTACGATGCGGTGGCTGACCGCTGGCTCGACCACAGTCCAGCGATAGCGGTCACGAACCGGATACCCCACAAAGCACCGATGCAGACCTCGGAGGGTCTCGTGGACGAGGTTCTGGACAGGCTCTCGTGCGGAGATGCCGACACACGTGCGCTGCTCGAAGAGATCGCCGGCTACTGCCTCTACCGTAGGAACGAGTTGCGCAAGGCTTTCGTCCTCTTGGGAGACAAAGCCAACGGCAAATCGACCTATCTGGACATGGTCAAGTCCATGCTCGGAGAGTCCAACGTGTGCGCATTAGACCTCAAGGAGATAGGAGACCGCTTCAAGACGGCTGAACTGTTCGGGAGGCTCGCCAACATCGGAGACGATATCGGAGACGATTTCATCAAAGACCTTGCGGTCTTCAAGAAAGCCGTGTCGGGAGACCGGATGAACGCAGAGCGCAAGGGCAAAGACCCTTTCGACTTCAGCCCATACGCCAAACTCCTCTTCTCCGCCAACTCCATGCCGAGGGTCAAGGACAGGACTGGCGCAGTGTTGGACAGGCTCGTCATCGTGCCGTTCCGTGCGGTGTTCCGCAAGGACGATGGCACTTACGACCCTTACATCAAGTACAAACTGCGTGAGGAGTCCAACGTCCAGAGGCTGTGCCATCTGGCTCTAAGCGGTCTTAGGAGGGTCTTGGAGAGGGAGGCTTTCACCATCCCCATGTCCAGCACAGCCGAGATGAGCGACTACGAGAGACGGAACGACTCCGTCACGGCTTTTCTGGACGAATGCGACCATGTCGAGGGCATGAGTTCACGCATCATATACCAGCAGTATTCCGAGTTCTGCCTCTCGGATGGAATCCAGCCCGTGTCCAACGTGGAACTGTCTCGCCAGATCAAACGGAGGCTCGGACTGTCCGTCACGCAGTGCAGAATCGATGGCGAGAGGGTCAGAGTGTACCATAAATAATATAAAGTAAGACGTTGTGAGGAATAGCATATGATAGTGAGACTGATAGCGCACACGCCTAATCCCGATGGTCTGTGCGCCATAGCGACCAAGAACTGCCGTGTCGGGGAAGTTCCGGAGGACGGTGGCAGAGCCTTGGAGACCGCTTTGAGGCTCGGACACACGAGCGTAGCGGAACACGCATCGTTTACCTTTGCTATAGATGGGATAAGCAGAGCCTGTTCGCACCAACTGGTGAGGCACAGGCTGGCATCCTACACGCAGCAGAGCCAGAGGTCTGTCAAGCCCACAGGGGTCGTGACCCCCAAGATGGGAGACGATGCCAGACACGTGTTCGACCATGCGATGGCATCGTCCTTGTGCGCCTACGAGGAGTTGCTGGCTCTCGGAGTTCCCAAAGAGGATGCTCGCTACGTGCTGCCAGAGGCAACCAAGACCAGCCTCGTGGTGACGATGAATGCGAGGGAACTCCAGCATTTCATAGATTTGAGGACGGACGATCATGCGCAGTGGGAGATTCGTGAACTGGCGGAGAGGATGAGGTCTCTGGCTCACGAGGTCGCACCGGTGCTAATCAAGGAGGTATGAGAATGGACGAGATCAAGTGCGTGAAGATCATCAAGAAGAACGGCAACAGCCTCGGTGTGCATCTCACACAGGAGTTGAAGATGCTCGGCATCGAGTATGACGATAAGGTAGAGATCACCATCAAGAAACTCTGAGAAACCTCTTTCCCAAACCCTTTTCTTCTGTCACAGGCAACCGTAAGGTATTTATTCAAGTGACTCAGATGCAATCGTAAAGTATTTATTTAAGTGACTCAGATGTGTCTCAAAATGTCACGCAGTATAGACCCGATTATCGAGTCGGATATATCTGACATACAAAATCTTACCTTGAATGGATGTATGCTCTTACTCTGCTATTGGGTATAGACTGCGTGACATCTGTGACAGTCTGTGACACATCTGTGACACCATCGTTTCCAGTGGAAAACGGTCATTTTATTTAAGCCAAACGTAGGGCTTCTTATATGCGTGTTCCAGTGGAAATAGCGGTGTCACAAGTGTCTCAGATGTTTTCCTTTTTTTACAGATTTTGAAAATCGATGTAATACGTATTACGTATTACATTGACTTTCATAATAAAAAGAAATAATAAAGAAATCATGTGACACTTGTGACAAGTTTACAAGTCAACTAACAGTCACGGCTAAATACCACGATGTCGGTAGGAGGAGCATGGACGAGATTCTATCGTGCATCAACCCGGAACTGCTCGTGCTGATTCCGGTACTGTATCTGATAGGGATGGGTCTCAAACGGTCTGAGAGGGATGACAGGCTGATACCTCTGTGCCTCGGTGCGTTCGGCATCGTGATGGCGTGCATCTACGGACTGGCTACCATGCAATCGTCCGACTCCGTGGCTATGGTGGTCTTCACCGGCATCATCCAAGGCGTTCTGTGCGCAGCCGCAGCGGTCTACGTCAACCAGAACTACAAACAGATTTTCGTCAAGGGAGAGTGACTGATGGTCGAAGCCGAAGCGGTGGGCATGGTTCTGCTGGCTCTAAGCACGATTCTCAGTGTTTTCGCTGTCGTAGCCAAGCCTCTGCTCCGGCTCGACCAGACCATCACCAAACTGGAGGTCACGCTGGAACATCTCCAGCAGTCCACCGATTCCATGAGCAGCACGATCTCTGCGCACGAGCATCGTCTGGATGTGGTCGAGGACAGGCTCACCGACCACGACTACCGCATAAGAGGTTTGGAGAATGACAAAGTATGAGGATTTGGTAGAGCCTCGTCTTGGCGAGGTCTACGAATGGGCGAGAGCCGGAGCGACCAACAAGGAGATGGCGGCTGCTCTCGGCATCGCATTGTCGAGTTTCGACAGGTACATGGCTGACTGTGAGGGTTTTAGGGAGACGGTATTACAAGGTCGTATGTGCGGAGTTCCCACGGTCAAGGCTGCCCTGTATCGCAAAGCCACCGGCTACGCCTATGACGAGGTGGAGGAGACCGCTGTGACCGGGGATGACGGCATCAAGACCACCAAGCGCACCATCCACAGGTATGCGCATCCCGATGTCAACGCTTGCATCATCTGGCTGAGGAACTACGACCCGGACTACCACGACAAGGACACGTGGGAGAGGGAGATCAAGGAAAAGGAACTGAGGATAAAGGAGCAGAACGTGGGATTCCGATGGGTCTGCGCACTTTCTACACATCCGATGCTTGGGAGACTTTCCGCAAGGTCTACCTTGGCGAGCAACTCCTCAAGCATGGGGAACTCCTGTGCGAGTCGTGTGGCAAGCCCATCGTCAATCCCTATGATGCCATACTGCACCACAAGACGGAACTCACCGAGTCGAACTGCGCTGATGCGACAGTATCCCTCAATCCCGACAACATCATGCTGGTGTGCCACTGGTGTCACGATGCCATCCACGAGAGATGGGGTCATCAGACATCCCGTCATGTCTATCTCGTGTGGGGATGCCCTTGCTCCGGCAAGCGTGCCTACGTGGATGCCAACCGTGGCAAGCGTGACCTCGTCCTCGACATCGATGCGATATACGACTGCCTCGGAGGAGACCGCCAGACCCTCAAGCCGGATATGTTCGCAGTCTACAACGTCCTCCAAGACCGCATCCGCACGAGGTCTGGGAAATGGCGGAACGCATGGGTACTCTCCTCGGCTGCCACGGAGGGAGACTTAAGACGGCTTACGGATTCGTTAGGAAGCGGAGTGGAGAGGATTCCGATATGCAAGTCCGAAGTTGACTGCTTGGCGGAGGCGCAGAGCCGTGGAGGTCAATGGATTCAATGGGTCGCAGAATGGTGGCGGAGACACGGCTCGACCCCCCGACCTCCGAGCCTCCGGCAAGCCGTGGAGGACA